GTAAACAAAGCTGGGAGCGTACAGCAACCAAAATTGAATTAGCTGATTGTATGCATCTGAACTTGCCAAGTCTGTATGTAAACAGTTTAGGTAAAGTCAGTCCTTGCTGTTATCTAGCAAATAGTGTACAATACGCAGGTATTATAGATTTTCTAGATGTAGATATGACCAAAGAAGTCACCTCCCATCCTACCCGCGCATGTTTAAGCAATTGCGGAAAAGAATAATAAAAAATCTGGTACCAAGGGACAGTTGATAAATAACTGTATGCTACAACACGCCGAGAAGGTTGCGTAGTATTAGGACATTACACAGGAGAAAACTATTATGGCCTCATTAGCAGATATCCGTGCTCGTTTAGCAGCACAGGACAACAAGAAAAACAAATCTTTTACAGACGGCGAAGGCCCTGTATACCCCCACTGGAACATTAACGAAGGCGACACAGCTATCATCCGTTTCTTAAACGATGGTAATACTGACAACCCATATTTTTGGGTAGAACGCGCTATGTTTAAATTTCCATTCAACGGAATCAAAGGCGATCCAACAGCATCAAGCAACGTTCTTGTACAAGTTCCATGCATGGAAATGTACGGTGAGAAAGATGCTGTACTCGACGAAGTACGTACATGGTTCAAAGACGTGGCATTAGAAGACATGGGCCGCAAATATTGGAAGAAACGTACTTACTTGTTCCAAGGTTTAGTACGTCAGGACCCAATGAATGGTAAGACTCCAGAAAACGCAATTCGTCGTTTCATGATTAGCCCACAGATCTTTACGCTTATCAAGAACAGCTTAATGGATCCAGAGATCGAAAACTTGCCTACTGATAGTAACGCTGGTTTAGACTTCCGTATCATGAAGCAAATGAAAAGCGGTTATGCTGACTACACTAACTCAAGTTGGGCACGTAAAGAAACAGCATTAACAGACGAAGAAGTAGCAGCTATCGAAGCTAACGGTTTAAGCAACCTTACAGACTTCTTACCACCTAAACCAACTGAAGAAGTTCAGAAAGTTATTCGTGAGATGTTTGAAGCATCTGTTGAAGGTGAACCATACGACCCAGCACGTTGGGGCGCATACTTTACACCAGCAGGAATGGCTAAGACCAAAACTGACGATGCACCAGCAACACCAGCAACACCAGCCGCAACAGTTGCTACAGTTGCTACAGAAACTGTAGCTACACCGGCCACTGAAGCAGTTGTTGAACCTGTTGTTGAAGCAGCGGTTGTTGAAGCAGCAGTTGTTGAAGCAGTTGTTGAAACAGCTACTGAAGAAGCACCAGCAGCAAATTCACAAAAGGCGCAAGACATACTAAAGATGATTCGTTCACGCCAGCAGTAAGGTAGAATGAAGTTTTCATTAGTTTTCAATGATTCAGGCGATAGTATCGAGTTTGATGCTATTCAGCCTGACGTTGTTGGATATTATGTTGACTGGTTGGATGCCTCAGGTACAAATGATTTTGCTATCCGAGCAAAGCAAACAGAACCACTAACAGCATACGATAGATCAGAGCTCAGGCAGTATTTAGGTGAGCTTAAAGATCGGCTTAGAGATGAATTTGGTGTTCGTTGTTTAGATAATATTGATCTCACAACAGATTGGTTTAATCAAGACAAACTGAACAGGATACACGAATGCTATGTTAAAGCAGTTCGTAGTACAGAACCAAACCTTATTCATGAATTTTCTAAGTCACCCAAAGAGCTGTATAAGTTTCTAACGCTAAATCAAGGTGTGCATTGGTCAGAGAAAAGATGGATGGCTCGTTTTATGAATGCCATCCATCAACCACCTGAGTATATTTTACCTTCTATTAATCCATTTGATTATGATATTACTACGTTTGATATATGTAGTCTAAGCATCATGTACGGTGGGTTAGGTAGACAAACATTTGATAAGTGGCAATGTTGGGATGATAATGCCAGCGATGTTGATACTCGTAACTTTGAAGATTTGTACGGAGAAATCCATTTGAATCTTGATCGTCCACGAACTGTCGCACCACCAATTGAATATATTGAATACTGTAAAGAACACAATGTGATTCCATATGGTACGCATGTTGCACTAGGTAATGCAGTAGATTTGCCTAATAGCCTAGGCATGTATAGAGAAGTCATGCATAATAACTTAATAGATGCGAAAAACACTGTCAGGTTAGAAATTTAATATGCAAGAGATTTGGCCTCGGCACTTCGAAGCAATAATATCAAAGGATTTTGCACTTAACGAAGGTGAAACGGAATTTTTAATGCAGGATCACATTCTAGAATTTAAGGAGGACTTGTCCAACCCAATTCTAGATATGTTATTCGGACATTATAATATAGATACACTGATGTGGGTTAATGTAGTAGACGAAAGACTAGCGGCAAAGTACCCGGGATTAAAATTTAACCCAGCGCATTTTAGATTTTTTAAGCAGTTAGAAAATAAGCAGTGTGAGTTCAAAAGCCCAACGTTCAAACATTTTATATGTTCATTCAATGGGTCAGAACATATAGGACGCAGACTGTTATTAAATGCACTTAATAGTTACGGTTACTACAATGTGGAATCTGTTACTAAAAATGAAAGTTACACACAAGATGGAATTGACGGATACATAACAGAAGTTGCAGGTGAAAAGTTTGTACCATTTTTTATAAACGAGAATGAAAACAACAAATTTGAATCTTCAATCAATAGCATAGATTACAAGCGATTTGATCATTGTCATAATGCTGATGTATTGTCAAATATTATAACGTTGAGTTTTGTTCATGTAGTAAGTGAAACGTTGCCAACATGTCAGTACCCTTTTGTAACTGAAAAGTTTTTGTACAGTGTAATAAATTACGGGCTGTTTATAGCATTTGCACAGCCAGGATGGCATAAACATATACGAGATTATTATGGATTTAAATTATACGACACAATATTTGATTACTCGTTTGACGAGCAAACAAACCCTGTGTTACGTATATTAGAATTATTAGCAATGTTATCTAAGTTTCAAACTTACCTGAAAATAATAAACAAGATCTTTATCTCAAAGAATTGGATAACATTAATTACAACCTCAAACACCTCAGGAGTGGAAGGTATAAAGAATATCTAGCTCGCGCAAGCAAGCTATAAAATAAAGGAGAATAACAATAATGAGCACTAAGCCATTCGATGTTAGCAAATTTCGCAAAAGCATCACAAAATCAATCGACGGCCTTTCAACAGGCTTTCATGATCCAAAAGATTGGATCTCAACTGGCAGTTATGCACTTAACTATCTAGTTAGTGGAGACTTTAATAAAGGTATTCCACTTGGTAAGGTAACAATATTCGCAGGCGAGTCCGGAGCAGGTAAAAGTTACTTCGCATCTGGTAACATCGTTAAGAATGCACAAGAGCAAGGTATTTTTGTTGTATTAATTGATAGTGAAAACGCACTTGACGAAACATGGTTACATGCACTCGGTGTTGATACAAGCGAAGATAAGTTAATTAAATTATCAATGTCAATGATTGATGACGTAGCCAAGACAATTAGTACATTTATGCACGACTACAAATCATTAGACGAAGAAGATCGCCCTAAGGTGCTATTTGTAGTTGATTCTCTAGGTATGTTACTTACACCAACAGACGTTAAACAGTTTGATGCTGGCGACATGAAAGGCGATTTAGGTCGCAAGCCAAAAGCATTAACAGCATTAGTTCGTAACACTGTAAATATGTTTGGCGCGTACAATGTAGGGCTAGTAGCAACCAATCACACGTACGAAAGCCAGGATATGTTTAACCCAGATGAAGTTATCAGTGGTGGACGCGGCTTTATCTTTGCATCTTCAATTGTAATTGCAATGAAGAAAATGAAACTCAAAGAAGATGAAGAAGGCAACAAGACTACACAGGTACATGGTATCCGTGCAGGTTGTAAAGTAATGAAAACACGTTACGCAAAACCATTTGAAAACATCCAGGTTAAGATTCCTTACAAGACTGGTATGAAC